TGAGGAGGAAACAAGTGAATTAGTTTACAATATTATAGGAGAGTATGCTAAGCACTATAATATTATTATAGATGGAGAAAAACTTAACAATTTATTTGAACAATTTAAAAAGAAACAATAATGAAGCAAACACCGATGCAAGAGTTGATTGAGTATATTGAAGAATACCAACCTAAAAACAAAGTAAGTGATGGAATTTGGAGCAAAGCAATGTCGCTACTCGAAAAAGAAAAACAAGTAATTATTGATTCTGTAAAATGGTACATGAATACTGAAGGAATGATAAACGAAGATGAATTAGCAGAAGATTACTACAATGAAACATTTAAACAAAAATAACAATGTAATTAAAAGTTTATTGAGTTAATTTGTGTTTGTAAAGAAAAAATAACTAATTTTGAAAATTATGAAAATATTTAGAATATTAAATAAAATACTTTTTAAAGATGAATTAATTAACATTGAAAGTATTAAACCAAAAGAAAATACTGCTTTTGATAAATTATTATTCGATTTAAACGAGCTTAATGATAAAAAAAGAGAAATAGACAGATGGTATAAAAAGAATGGTTGTAGAACACCATATCCACATAAATTATGAAAAAACTATTATTACTATTAACATTTATTTTACTAACGAGTTGTTCAACCGATTCAGTAGACTTTTTTAGATATTGGAGAGCTACATATAACTCACAAATGTTAATAATTAAAACAGAAGAAACAACTAAAGAAATTTACGAAAAACATAATCCTGAAACTATTTACTTTGAAGATGGATTTAATCGTGAGTATTTTAAAACTAAAGAGTAGATGGCTTTAACAGATAAACAAGAATTATATTGTCAAAACTATGTTGTTTGTCTTAATCAATCAACTGCTTATCGTTTGAGTTTCGATGCAGAAGCTATGAATTCAAATAGTGTAGCTGTAGAGGCTTGTAGAATACATAATGACCCTAATATAACTCTAAGAATAAAAGAGCTACAAGCCGAAGCATACGAACGAAATAAAGCAACAATTGACGAATTAGTTAATACTCTTTCAAATATGGTTCGTTTTGATATAGCAGACCTTTACGACGACAATAGTAATTTACTTTCTGTAAAAGAAATGCCTTTAATTGCAAGGCAAATGATTTCAGAGTTATCGAGTGACCAGATAAGAATGGGTGGCGAGTCAATCGGTGAAACCAAGAAAGTTAAAACAATTGCTAAACTTGATGCAGTTGAAAAATTAATGAAACATTTAGGAGGTTACGAAAAAGATAATAAGCAAAAGAAAACAGAAGTAACTGAAATAATACTTACCGATGCAACTAAAGATAGCAACGCTTAAACACCAAAGGGATTTTATCAACTCCAACGCAACACACACAGCACTTATAGGCGGTTATGGTAGCGGAAAATCCTTTTGCGGTGTTGCTAAAACAATAATAAAGAAACTTCAATACAAAGGAATTGATGTTGCCTATTATTTGCCTACTTATGGTTTGATTTCTGATGTTGCTATTCCTAAATTCTGTGAGCAACTTACAAAATATGAGATACAATATACTTTAAACAAGTCAGACAATCGTATTACAACACCTTACGGATGTATTATATTACGTAATATGTCAGACCCTGAAAGAATAGTTGGTTACGAGGTTGGATATTCTTTAATTGATGAAACCGATATATTATCTAAGGAAAAGATGGAGGATATATTTGTCAGAATTATAGGTCGTAATAGGTCAAGATTACCAAATGGGGAACAAAATAAAACCGATGTAGTTGGAACGCCTGAGGGGTTTAAGTGGTTATATGATTTCTTTGTTAAAAGCCCAAGTGAAAACAAAGTAATTGTAAAAGCTAAAACGCTTGACAATCCTTTTTTGCCTACTGACTATATCCAAACGCTTTTAAACACTTATACTAAAGAACAAGCAGATGCGTATTTGAATGGCGAATTTGTTAACCTTAACTCAGCAAGTGTTTATACTTCTTACAATAGAAAAGCACACAGGACAAACGAAACGCATTTACCTAATGAACAGTTATATGTTGGATTAGATTTTAATGTTACGAATATGAATGCAGTTGTACACGTATTAAGAAATGCTAAATTATATGCAGTTGGAGAAATTGCAGCTGCTTATGATACGCAATCAATTTGTGATTACTTAAGAGAAAACTATCCAACGAATAAAATAATAATGATACCAGATGCAAGTGGAAACGCTCGAAGTAGTTCGGGAGCTTCTGACTTTTCAATTATAAAACAAAATGGATTTACTATTGATGCGCCTAGAAAAAATCCACCAGTAACAGAAAGGGTAAACTCAGTTAATTTAGCTTTTCAAAATGATAATTATTTTGTTAATGATAAATTGTGTCCTACTTATGCTGAGGCTTTGGAAAACCAAGCGTATAGAAATGGAGTGCCTGACAAACAATCAGGGTTTGACCACATAACAGAAGCGGGTGGATATTGCGTACATAAAAAACTATTTGGAAAAATTAGTCAAGTATTATAAAAAATTAATTAAATTTGTAGAATTATGGAAATTAAGAAAAAACTACCTTTAAAGGATTTAGGAAAAAATAAAGAACATTTATTAAGATTGTTTCCTTTCTTAAAAAAAGAATACAGACCTATTGTTAAAAAAGATTTAAATAACAAGGAAACATTTAAAGAACTATTTGGGGAATTACCCTACGAACCACATTTTATAAAAGCGATTTATGAGTATCAAAAGTAAAAATGATATACCTTATTTGAAATTTATAGAGTTTCAAAAAGCAATTGAAGAACACGCTACGGATGAATGGTTTGTTGCGCTTCAAGTAATGCAAAGATTTTATCCGAACAAAAAAACAAAGATAGCTGAAAGGTTAGATGAGTTTCAGAAAGCACTTGTTTCAACTACACCGGCAAAGATGAATTTTAAATTAGATCTACAATTTACTAATGCTGGTAAATTTATCGATGGCGATACCTTAGTTCAAGAAAACGAAATAATTGAGTTTTTAAAATTGGTTATTAAACCTAAATACTTTTGGCAAAGGATAAATTATAATAAAATTAGTTTAGCGGATGTAACGGCAGTTCTTGCGCTTTTTACGAAGTATCAACAGATATTAAAAGCCGATACGAGTGGATTTACAACCCACCACCAATAGCAAGTTCGGGTGATGTGTCAGGCTCTGTTGAGAGAAAGGAATTTGTACAACATTATGGAATATATGCTGAGATAACTTATTTACTTTGCACTACTTATAATTATACTCACGATGAGGTTTGGAGTTGGGATATAGATAAGTTTTTATTTCAAGGCGAATATTTGATTAGAAAAAGAATTGTTGAAAATATAAAGTAAAACGTATGAAGATGTACGTTACATATTATGAACGAAATAACCAAAGTCTACGATTATGTTATTAACTTATTCAACTCAAACGAATTAGTTAATACAATTTCTATTGTGCCAACTATCGAAATGGATAATAACAAAGAAAATATTTATCCTTTGGTAAATGCTGACTTAACAGCAACAGCAATAGAAGATAATATTATTATTTGTGATTTCGAGATTACAATAGTTCAGCAAAGAAACACTACTACTATTAAGACTGATTCTAAATTACTAAACGATACTAACTATCTTGACAATATGAATGAAACTCATTCAATTGCTGCAAGGTTTATTAATGTGGTTTCAGAACAAAACAACGACGATAATATAGAGTTAAATTCACTTTCTAAATTAAAACCTTTAAAAAATTGGGGACGTAATTCATTAGATGGTTTTCAGTTCAATGTAAGTTTGTCAATTCCTAATAGTGGTAAAAGTTGTTAAGCGAAGTTGAAATAAGAGCGATTGCGCAAAATGTAGTTAACAAAGCAAAGTCGACAGCACACGTTGACCAAGGTTCTTTAAAGAAGTCAATTGCTTATACTTATGTTAAAGGATTGGTAACGTTTAGACAATTATATTACGGACAATGGAATGAAAACTCACAACTTGAAAAGTATGCAAATCAAATGATGCCTAGCGGAGTTCCTTATAAAGTTGTTTTAACTAAATTGGGTGGCGATACATACGAAAGCGGAAAAACAAAACAAGGACGTAAAACCCAAAGATTAGCGGTATCACAAGCGTTAAGGAATTCAAGTAGTAATGTAAAGAAGTTAATAGCATTAGTTCAAGCGAAGCGTAAAGATGGCAAAGAGAAGAAGTAGAGAGCAGTTGAAAGTAGACCGACTTATTAAAGCCGAGCTACTTGTATTGAAAGAAAAGATACTCGATGTCGCACAACCAAATTCAAGACGTGATACAGGAAGGCTTCAAGATGAAATGAACGGACGTGTTGACCCCGATACAAGACTTACTATGTATCAAATGTTTTACGGAGCTTACAACTATCCAAAAGGAAAAGAAAGCGGAGAAAAAAACGCACTACTTATTGAAATGAAAAAACTTATACCTGACACTACAAAAATAATAATAGGAAACATTAATGAAATTATTAACGCTCCTTTCAAACAAAAAAAATAAATGGCTACTATTACAATTACCAATTACGACAGAGCAACAGGATGTATTTATTTTGATATAATTGGAACACCAACACCGAGTGCAGTTTCAGTATTTAAAAGTTTAGACAATGGTGTTACGTGGATAGGTTTAGGAACAGCTGGTACTACTTCGCCTCGTTGTGGATATACTTACACAGCTGGTGTTTGGTTTAAATTACGTTTAGAAAGCGAGGGCGTTTACTCAAACATTTGGAAGGAAGACTACACTATTACACGTACTGAAATTAACACACCTAATAGCATATTATTTTGTAATAGTCCTATTCATTTTAAAATACAAAACACCGCACAAGATAATACAATTAGAAGTGCCACGCTTAAATGTTGGGTATGGTCAGGAAATCAAAATAGAAGTTTAGGATTGCCAAATTTTAAACTATTCAAAGCTCAAGTTTCAGTACAAGATGACTATATCGATTTTCAAGTAGATGACTATTTACGTTCTTTTCTTGATCCACAATTTGCTTATAATGAAATGAATTTACCAGCGATTATTAATCAAGGTGTATTTTTTCAGTATGAGGCTACAATTACAAACGATGTAGGCTTTGAAGTAGTTGAGAGTAATACCTATTTTGCTACGCTTGGTTATCGCTGGAACTATGAACAATCGTCGTTAGGTAATAATGGTGTTAATCCAAATGGTAGTATAGGCTTCGGAGTTGTAGCACAAAAATATTATAACCACAAAGTCCCAAATTATATTACGCAATCATTTGACTTTACTAAAAGCGTTGCAGATGCTACAAGTAGTAATATTATTACTTTGGTTCGTGATGTTCCTACAACAAATTTAAAATGTAGCCGTGACCCTTATGTAATTGTTTACTTGGATAAGAGGGGTTTATGGAATATGTTTACACCTTTTGGAAAAACAATTGTATCAACTAAAATAGCTACTGAATATTCAAACAGAGCGTTCCGGGATAGTAGCAATGTAGATAATAGATACCAACACCATAAAGGACGTACTAAATTAGAAAACCCTCAAACATATCAAATCAATACAGGAAACTTAAACGAGGATATGGTGCAGATTTATGAGGAAATACTTTACTCTGAAAAAATATATTTAATCGAGTTTAAAGGAGATTTGCAAACTACTACAACTACAGGAACAACAATTGATAACACTTATATTACAATTGATGACGAAACAATTACAATAGATAGCACAACGGTCACAGATGACTATTTGGCTTTTTATAAAACGTTTAGACAAATACCAGTCTATATTCCTGATGCTGAGTTCATAAGAAAAACACGAATAAACAATAAGACTGATATTAACTACTCTTTGAAATTAGAGGAAACTTTAAACAAAATATTATAATGAAAACCGATGTATATGTTTCACTTGATGGATTAACTTACAATCAACTCGACTTGTACAAAGACGAAACTATTGTAATGAAATATACAAGTAAGGATTTGAATGATATTACAAAGGCTTTCGCTCCTTACTCGCAAGATTTTACTTTCGAAGCATCAAAGAACAACCGTAAATATTTAGGTTTCTATGGAGATACCGATGTAATTAAAATCAAAACAGATTCTAAATACTTTTGTAAAATATACGTTGGTGGTCAATTAGATTCGTTCGGATTTCTTAAACTAAAATCTGTTAAATACGAAAATAATAAAGCACAATCTTTTTTAGCATCATTCGCTACAAGTGTGACTAATTTAAAAGATAAGTTAGGAGACGAAACGATACAAGATTTAACTGATACTGCATTAATTCAATGGACACGCGATCATGTTTCTGATTTAATAAGCAGTACTGAAACCTATACTTTTAATGGTATTCAAACAAAGGTTTACGTTCCTTTAATATCTAATAATCGAGTTTGGCAATATGATAGTAATCCAGTTGCATTAGATAATATTAAAGTAGGTAGTAGCGGTTATGTAAATTCAAGTGAGTTAAGACCAGCAGTAAACTTAAATTCGATTTTAGAGTTTATTAAAAAGAAATATAATTTACTTATTGAGTTACCAATTGCACAAAGACCTGAATTTTCAAAGGTTTTTATGTGGTGTAATACCGAGTTTTTAAGTAAAACTTCGCAAATAAAATTGAATTGTGATAATAGTATGTTGTCTACTTACTCGGTTGTTGTAGGAAGTAATGGAAACCAACCTATTTCAAGTGCAACAACGGAGCGAAAATACTCAATTACTCAATCATTAAATGCTTACAAAATTACAAAGAATAGCGTTACGGATGGAGCGTGGATTCTTTATCCTTATTGTGATTTTAATATTAACTTTCAAAACTTATACAACGTATCTAATACAGGCGATAACAAGCTGGATATACTATTAGTATCAAAAACAACAGGCGAACTTATAACATCGACTACACAAGATTATAGCGAGGGTAATTTCAAAGCTACAATAAGAATTAATGATAGTTATTTTGTTACTTCTGATTTGGAGTTTTATGTTTATTTGCAGTTTTCAAATCCTACTACATTTGAATATACTAGAACTAACTTATCTTTTCCATATCGAAAAACTATTTTTGCAAGTGGGGGTTTTCAAAGATATAATTTTGACTTTTACCAATATGAAAATGGGAATACTTATTTCGCATCAAATAATTCATTTGCGACTATAAACGTATTCAAGGCTTTGCCAAATATGAAAGTAATTGATTTTCTTACATCGTTAATTAAAACTTTCAATTTAGCAATTTATGATAGTTCACCCGATAATGATAATTTATTCTTTCTTACACCATCTAATATAGAAGAAACCGACCAAGTTTACTCAAAGTTAGAAGTAGATTATACGCCTTATGTTGATATTAAAGAAAGTACTAAGGCAAGTGTTGAACAATATAATTATTATAATTTAAAACATACTACATCTAAGTATAGAAGCAATGTTGACTTTAAAAGAATTTACGGAAGTGAATACGGACAGATATATTTTCCTGACGTTAAACCAAGTAATGCGATTGAGTTTAAAATTGAAACTGGATTTAGTATTATTAATCCTATTACTATTCAAGGTACAAATGATTTAATAAGCGCTTATGGATTTACAAGTGATGCGCCAAGTATTGGAGGTTCTGGAGAAAGTAGATATACACCTAACTATGATGAGCCTACAATATTCTATAATAATGGTATTCAAACATTGACAGAAGATTATTTATTTCAATCGGGTTCTACTGCACCAATTATTATTTCAAAAAGCACTTATCAGTTAACATTACCTTTCTTAACTCAAAATAATGGGGATAGTTTAGGGTTCTCAATACTTGTTTTTGATGGGGATAAATTTCCTAATAACCTTTATAGCAAGTATTATCAAAAGCAATTAGAAAGATTGATTGACCCTAATGTAATGGCGCAAAGTTTTACGCTTAATTTGCCAGTAAATGAAATGTACTTAAACGAATTTACACAAAACACTACACCGACAGGATTTAGATTACAGAATGATGTTATAATAATGGAAAATAGATTCACAATATTAGACGCTCAAATCGATAAAACAACAGGGAAAACTAAAATAACACTACTAAACTACTGATAAATGGAAGATATTAGACAAAATATTGAGTTAAATTATAACACAAACGCTGAAACAACTGCAAAAGAAGTAGAAGTTTTGGCAAATTCTGTTGATAATGTAACCGATTCTCAGGATAAAAACACCGCTTCGACAAAGAAAAATGAGCAATCAATGTCTTCTTTTAAAACTCAATTACGTCAAGCTAATCAGGAGTTATTAAAAATGTCACAGACTTATGGTGAAACGTCACAAGAAGCGGTTAAAGCAGCTAAAAAAGTAGCGGAGTTAAAAGACCAAATGACCTTTGCAAAGGATTTAGTAGATAAATTTAATCCTGACCAAAAGATGAAAGCCTTAACAGCTGCTACATCATTAGCTGGAACTGCAATGACTGGTGTTGTTAGTGGAATGGCTTTATTTGGAGACCAATCGGAAGATACCGCTAAAACACTTTTAAAAGTTCAATCCGCAATGGCTTTCGGTCAAGCGTTAAGTGGGTTGAGCGAGTTAGGCGACCAATTTCAAGTATTAAAAACAACTGCTATTGATGCGTTTAAAGGAATTAAGTCGGCTATTGGAAGCACAGGAATAGGTTTATTAGTTATTGCTTTGGGTGCGCTTTATACTTATTGGGATGACATTAAAGAAGCGGTTAGCGGAGTTAGTGCGGAACAAAAAAAGTTAAACGAATTATCACAAGAAAATGTAAATGCTGAAAATGAAAAATTAAAAGCGTTAGGAAGCCAAGATAATATTTTAAAACTTCAAGGTAAAAGCGAAAGAGAAATATTAGCTATTAAAGTTAAACAAACCGATGAGGCTATACAAGCTACTGAAATAAATCAGAAGAACCAAATACAAACTAATAAGTTAGCAGTTGATGGTGCAAAGCGTAACTATGAAATGCTTAAGTCTTATATTGATTTCGTTTCAACACCTTTAAGATTTTTATACAAAACAGGAGCGGAGTCTATTAATGGAATTATTGATTTATTAAATAAGATTCCAGGCGTTAAGATTAAAGGAAGGCTTGACGAAGCTTTAGGGGACAAAGCAAGTGATTATTTAACTAAATTAGGTTTTGACCCTGATAAAACTAAAAGTGATGGAGACAAAGTAGTTAAAGAAAGTCAGGATGCATTAAACAAATTAAAAAATGACAGAGCGGGTTATTTATTATCTATTAGAGAAATAAATAAAAAAGAAGCTGAGGACAGGAAGAAAGCAGAAGAAGACGAAACTAAAAGACAAAAAGAGGAATTAGAAAAAAGACAAAAAGCAAATGAGGAATATTGGAATAAATATTTAGAACTTGCAACTAACAAAAGCAAAGAAAAAATTGATAATCAAAAAGCGTTCGATGCTTTAGATGCTGAAAATACCGCTTTTGTAAATGAAAAAAGTCTAACTGACTTAAAAGAAAAAAACGATAAAGAGTTAGAAATTGAAAAAGCTAAAGTTGAACAAAAGAAGGCTATTCAAGACCAATTAGTTAGTAGTGGAGAACAATTAATAAAAAATATTCAGAATTTAGCTGGTAAAAATAAAGCTATTCAAAAAGCAGCTATTATTGCAGATGGGGGTGTAGCAATTGGTAAAGCAATAGCGAATACAAATGAAGCAGTAACAAAAGATTTAACTAAAGGCGCTCCGTTCTCCGCTCCTTTAGTAGCTTTAGACATAGCAGTAGGAGCTACAAGCATAGCTTCTATTATAAAAGGAACTAATCAAGCATTACAAGCGGTTGGAGGTGGAAGTGTGTCAAGCGGAAGCGGAGCCACAACAACAGGTGGCGGAACAAGTGCAAGTCCTCAAATGTCATTCCAAACAAGCAAAGAAAATCAAATCGCTACAAGTTTAGGAAGCAAAATGAATGAACAACCACCGATAAAAGCATACGTTACAACAGGCGATGTAGCTAATGGATTACTACTACATAATAAAGCTATTTCAGAAAATTCAATCGGAGGATAAAAAAAATATAAATTTATTTAGATTAATTAAAAATAAGTAATATATTTGTAGAATTAAATAGTGTGAAGATGCACTATACCAATAAAAATGAACGTGAAAACAACACAAGTACAAATCAAATCCTTAATCGATTAATTTCGGTTAAGGATTTTTTACGTTAAAAAAAATGAAAACATATAAAATAACATTTAAAGGAGGTCACAAAGTTAGCTTGGTAAAAGACCCAGCTATTGAAGAAACGCTTTTAAAATTCAATGCGGAGCAAGAAGAGAAACTATACTTTGCTAATGATGAAAAAAGAGTAGTTTATTCTGTTGCTATGATTCCGAATAAGTTAATATTTCGTAAAGATATTAAAGGAGAACCAGCACAAGTGTTTTATGACGAACAAGCTATTGAAGATTTTCAACAACAATATTTTAGAAACCAAGACTTATCAACTAATATTAATCACGCAAAATTTAATACAGAGGGTGTTTTTCCTTTTGAAAGTTGGATAGTTGCTAATAGCGAAGTTGACAAATCAAAAGAGTTAGGATTAAACGCTCCAAATGGTTCTTTAGTAATGGCTTTTAAAATTGATAATGATGCTATTTGGAATGATGTTAAAGAGGGTAAACTTGATGGATTAAGCATTGAGGGTTTTACACGAATTGAAGAAGTAACCACAAACACAATTAATATGAATACAGAAAAAACCCCG